GACAGCTCTTCTGGCTATTCGGAGTCCCGAGCCCATTGATGACGAGGTTGATAAATATGGAAACATCAAGACAGGCAATCCCGATCCGCGGCTGGCATTTGCACGTACGCGAAATGAAGAGATGATGCCGACGGAAGCAGAGAAGGCTCCCCCAGCCGAAGTAGAGGCAGATGATGACGCCGAACCCGATGCAATTACAACTCTCGTTCAGACTGCTCCCGATATGATTCCAGTGAAGCGTTATGTGATCATCGATACGTCTGTGCGCGACTGGACAGTCCAGGCTGATGCATACTCCAACGTTTTTTCATTTGGATCGGCGACTGCTTCGTCTGCCTCAAACTTGACGGCACAAGTCCCCTTCTATTTTAACAATCCATCAATTCCCCTGTCAGCCTATGAGACCTCGCAGACAACTCTCTTGAACGTGCAAATGACTGGACAGGTGACCACTGTCCCGAACAATCGTCCGCAGATATTTGGTCCCGGAGAAACTCCGCCTGCGTATTTCAATGTGACGTCTGGAACTGTCCATCCGGTGTATGGGTGGAAAGTAGTGGTGAGCAACGGGACAACCTTGCACACTCCAGACACGTATTCATCTACCGACCCCGCAGTCAAGATCTCCTATTTTCCCGTATTCAATGCTCGCGAGGCAGCGGGTGGCCAGGTGGGGATCGATGTCTATCCGGGTCAGCAGGCAAATTCAAATATATTTGCAACACAGCTACCACTGTCCAATGTCACTGAGATTGCTCTTATACGTGCAACCCTGCCTGTCCGTGGAACTCAGCCGTATGGTTCCGATACATTCGGAGGACATCTTGTGTATGCTGATTCGCTTCACGGGAAGACGTACCTCCTGATGAATATCCAGAATATGCGGGGGCAGTATTACGGTGGATCCTATACAGCTCAAACATCGTTCTCGGTTCTCACTCAGAATACTCGTACGCTCTACGAAGGAGGCTCCAACTTCCCATCCCAGTACTCTGATTACTACCCCTTTTCTAATGAGAAATATCTATTTGATCCTCCTCTCTCTCAGCTCTCCAATGCAGATATTCAGATCTACGATAGCGCCGGCGCTGCCCTTTCCCAAACCGATAACATGCAGGTAGTGGATATGGTATTTCACGGGACTGGAAAGGTGAAGTTCTTTGTTAGCCAAAATGCTCTGGTGAGCAACGCATTTGGCGACAGCAACACCTTCATTAAAAATAGTATTCGTATCGGAGACGATATCAAGTTTTACGGTCCAACCCTCACGCGTATCCTGTCCGATCCATCGGCGACCCCAGCTCTACGTAGTGTATTTTCATATCTTTCCAACGATTTTATGGTATGCGACATTTGCTCATCTGACTTTACCCCTGCCCATATCCTTTCAAGCTGTGATGTGGGAACGTCTTTTACTGCTGTTCCCAAACTGTCGGGGGGTATTACCGGTATTTCAAATGCATACGTTGCATTTTCTAACGTGTCATCCTCTACACCAAATGTGTGTCTCCAGCAGTATGACCTAAGTTGCGCAGGGGTACCGTTTGCAGCTCGTCGAACATTCTCGCAGGATTACCCTCTTCCTCTCATGAATAAGAACATGCAGGTAGCTTATGTCATGGAAATCACAACCCTGCAGCCGAATATAAAGGCTCTGAAGAAAAACGGCAACTAAGTAATAATAATGGATCCGAAGCGTGGAGAGCTCTACCCCAAACAGACTGCTGACCTGGCGAACCTCTACAAGAACACTGCTATCCCAGGTGCCCCGAAGCACAATGGTCTGGTTCCCAATCTAGGAGATCCAGAGACCCGGGCGTCCCAGGCTTTTAAGCTCTTCCAGACGCACTATGAGGATCCTCGCCTTGAGTATGGTTCCAAGTTCAACCAGCAGGCGACCATCCGCATTCACACGCCTACCCCGGTAAATCAGGCGTTCTTCTCGGAGGCGAATATTCACTATCTCCAGACGGAGATCCGTTACCGTGTCTGGGTCAAGAGCGGAAAGAAGCACGTGATTGATGCCCAGCGCCCCGACGACCTCAAGACCATCATGCGCTCCTACTATTTGCAGTATGCTGGCAACGTTCCTGGTCAGGAGGCGAAGGAGGTGAATGACCTGAACGAGCGCGTCCTCACCTTTTGCGTGGATGATGTCCTGGGATCTATCAACATGTATCTCTATAACCGCAACCAGGTCCAAGAGTACCCCGAGCAGATTAGTCGCCCGATCAACCCCCATATTGTAGGAACCAAGTCTGCGGAATTCAAGTCCTTTTTTTAGAGCAGCGACGTAGTAATGCTTCGCAAGTTTCAAGATCGCATATACGGAAAATGCCCACAAGGAATTCTCGTCTGGGAATCATCGTGGGACTCATTTCGCCCCACTGAAAAAATCGTATGGAATCCTCAGACCAAGCGCGTTGAACCATTCTATGGGCAGTACTGTGCTGAACTGTTTGATATCAATTACGGGTACGGAGAGCTGGAAGACATGTGCTCAGCTTTCACAGATGACCACATTGAGGAGGTGGAAACGGCTCCCGAGTGCGCCGATATCGACGAGTTCTGGACATGGACAGGACAGACGATGGAGTGGTTCTATGATCGCCCAGTCTGCACTCATCCATGTGCCCGCAAGCCTACCCGCAATGAGTACCTCTCCATCATGAATCTCCGCGCCCGAACGGCTCGTCGGATTCCGCGTCAAATACGGGGAACATTTAAGCAGAGGAATCGTAAGTAAGTAATGCGGATCAACGTTATTTCGTCTCATCGTAACCAGACAGGTCTGTCCCAGGATGCCGATCTCCTGCAGGGTGTATGGTTCTCCGCCGACGAATCTGTCAAGTTCCGTCGTATTCTGGTTGCACAGCCCGAGTGCCCCGAAGCTGAATATAATGTGTTCCTAGAGGTCATCAACCCCTCGCTCTTTACCTATGCGGCCAAGAACATCCTGATCCCTAATCCTGAATGGACCTACAAGACGTGGTCGTCCTACTATCATGACATTGATGAGATCTGGTGCAAGACACGCGAGGCGGTAGAGATCTTTTCGGCCCTACATCCGAACGTGAAGTATATCGGTTGGTCGTCGATCGCCAAGGGGATTCCCGAGAAGAAGAATTATCACAAGGCGCTGGTTCTCACCGGCAAGAATATCTACCGCCACCCCCAGCTCATTGTCGATGCGTATGCACTTGCACAGGAGAAGATGATTAAGCTTCCCGAGCTGCACGTAGTTTATGACGGAACTCGGCTGCGCGTGGATGTCCCCGAGTCTCTTCGCAAGCTGGTCATCCTGCACTCCGAGACACTAAAGCAGTCCGACTACGATGCCCTGGTTCAGGAGTGCGGCTTGGCAATCTGTGTCAGTGGCGCTGAAGGGTTCGGACACGCAGTCAATGAGGCAGCTTCGACGGGATCTATCTTGCTTCTCAACGATATTAAGCCGTTTGAGGAGTTCGAGTACCCCGGAACTGTCTGGGTGAAGACTGAGCAGACGGTTCCCCATCCCGAGTGCCTGGGCGTGATCAAGAAGACCAATCCGGAAGCAGTGGTAGATGCTCTGCGCGAGTATTCGGTGAAGACATTCAGCGATCGCAAGGAGATGGGAGGGCAGAATGCTGATAGGTACGTGGATCGCCAGAATGACTGGGTGGCCAAGATGCAGGTGTTTTTGAAGACGTATCACACGGATGACGAGTATTCGATTGACAAGAGCGCTGTCCCCGAAGATGAGCTACCGGGTGTGACGATTGTGACGCCGACTCGTGACCGCCAGAAGTTTATGGAGATCTGTGCAGGGTGTGTGTCTTCGCAGTGCTATCCTCAGGACAAGCTGGAGTGGTTGGTTCTCGACGATGGCAAGGATACGTCAGAAGAGTTTGTCAAGAGCGTTCCGTTCGGTCGTCATGTCTATGTTATGGCTGGACATACGATCGCATGGAAGCGCAATCTGGGAGCACAAATGGCGAAGTTCCCTGTGATCGTCCATATGGACGACGATGATATTTATCCCCCGAACAGCATTCTATTCAGAGTCAGTATGATGCTTCGAGCAAAGAAGAGTGCCGTATTCTGCACCACTCTTCCATCCTACGATATTGCGAATTATACATCGTTTGTGAATGTTCCGCCGATGCGTCTGCCGCAGTGTATGCGCGTGTCAGAGGCAACGATGTGTTACACCAAGACGTTCTGGGAAGAGCGCGGGTTCCCCGAAGATATCAAGATTGCCGAGGGTGAGTCATTCATCAAGGGCCGCGAGTCCGAGTGCCGTGAGTTATCGCCGCAGGAGATCATTGTCAGTCTCGTGCATCCTCGCACCACCTCCAGCCGTCGTGTGCCCAAGGGTACCGAACCCAACGGATGCCACTTTGGATTCACCGAAGATCTATTTAAGATGCTTTCGTCGATTGGTGAGTACCTTAAGAGTTCTGCGCCGCCGACCAGCACGGGGTAGTCCCGTGCAGGTTGTATCAACTATGTTCGATGACAGTCGTATGGACGGATGCGTACTCACTTCAATTTGACGCCCGATCATTAATGTTAATACTTCCAATAGAGTTTTATACTCTGGCATATTTCCAAAATAAGTATTCAGGCGATCCCATACTTCAGCAGGGGTGGTTACATCCTCCCCTGCGAGAATCAAAAAGAGAAAGATCTCGCGAGCTCGATTTCCTAGAAAGACGATATTGTGAATCGTGTCAGTCACACATGTACTCCCCTCCTGGGCAGCAATAGGACTTCCTCCGCCTACTCTCGATAGGCGATTAGGAATCCTGGTTGATACATGGATATGCCGAACAAAGACTGGTATATCTGTTCGCACGATTCCGGTTGTGGAGTCTAGAGGCTGGTTGTTTGGACACACTGGACCGACAGGGCGTGGGATAAGGTACCCCGCGTTATTGTCAGCCAAGTACCACTCTTCATTAATTTTGACATAGCCAACGACATGACCCCCGGCTCCTACATGTGGTGAATATCCCACAACAGTTCCAATATGTTCATACCCATCAAGTTGTGGTGCCTTACCGTATCCATCAAACCCATCGGTAATATTAAACACATTATAATCACATCCTCGTCTAGAATGTCGTAGAAGAGAATTCATAGACTCAAAAAAGTTCTTAATAGACCCTGGGACATCGCGGATTCCAGCTGGGCAGGATGGATCAAAAATCTGCCGAACTCTTTCCCCAATTCCTGGTCTTGGTTCTGGAATACGGCGGAGCATACGGCTACACAGTTATCTATTACATACATTTTTAGCGGTAAAGCAGCTGCCTTACCTAAAAAATGTTAGATGTTTAATCTCTAACTCTCTACCGGCGGCGCGCAGCCGTCTTCAGCGCCTGGCCCGCACGCTTGGTGCGGCGACCAGCAGTCACGACATCCTGGCCCGCCTTGACGGCAACCTGGCCTGCACGCGCGACCTGGCCCGCCTTGGCAACCTGGCCCGCCTTCACGGCCATCTGGCCCGCCTTCACGGCCTCCTGGCCCGCCTTGACCAGCTGACCAGCCTTGGCGACAACCTGGCCCGCACGGCGAGAGCGGCGGCGGGCACCCTCCTGGCCTCCACGGCGGGAGCGGCGGCGGCCACCATCAGTGGGCTCCTGACCACCTACCTTCGGCTCCTCCTCCTGGCCTCCGCGGTGGCGGCGACGGCCACCATCGGTGGGCTCCTGGCCTCCGCGACGGCGGCGGCGACCACCCTCCTCCTGTCCGCCGACCTTGGCGGCTCCTACGGGAAACGCGCTAGATGAATACCAAGCTCCGGACATTTTGTTTATACTTGAATAGATAGAATTTTTTACGCCGAGCAGGTCAAACACTCTGGCGGACGCACATCGGGGTCAACTGTGAATTTTTGCGCAGACGCGACGGCCTTGGTTCGCAAATAATAACATCCGGTCTTGAGCCCCTTCTTCCACGCATAGACGTGCATGGACGAAATACGTGCATAGGTTGGATCGCTGACAAAGAGGTTCAGCGACTGTGACTGGCAAACGAACGGGGCGCGGTCGGCGGCCATATTGATGATTGTCTTCATAGGAATCTCCCATGCCGTCTTGTAACGCTCCTGTAGTTCGGCAGGGACTTCCGCTATACCCTGAACGCTACCATTATTGGCAATGATGGAAGTGCGCATATCGGGATTCCACATATTCAGCTCGATGAGATCCTGAACGAGGTACTTGTTGAGAACCATGAAATCTCCAGCGAGAACGTGGCGAACGTACAGATTGCTGGTAAAGGGCTCAAAGCACTCGTTGTTTCCCAGAATCTGCGACGTAGAAGCAGTGGGCATCAGGGCGATAGACAAAGAGTTGCGCAGACCGTTCTTCTTGACCTTCTGCCGAAGAGCCGTCCATCCAAGCTCTTCCGTAAGCGGTGTGACACGCCAGAGATCGGGCTGGAGAATCCCTTCGGCGGCAGGAGACTCCCAGAATGTCGGATACTCACCCTTCTCAGCTGCCAGATCCGCCGATGTATTCAGAGCTGCATAATAGATGTGCTCAAAGATCAGCTGATTCACGCGCGCGGCCGCATCGGATGTCCATGCGAGCTTCATCTTGGCAAAGACGTCAGCGAGTCCCTGCACGCCAATTCCAATCGGCCGGTGGCGCATATTGGACAACTTCGTTTCGCGGGTAGGGTAGAAGTTGCGATCAATCACCTTGTCCAGGTTGCGGGCAAGAATAGCCGTATAACGCCGAAGTTCATCATAGTCGTACGATCCATCATCCTTGACAAACTTGGTGAGAGAAATGCTGCCCAGGTTGCAGACCGCTGTCTCATCGTCCGTCGTGTATTCCATGATCTCGGCACAGAGATTGCTGGACTTTATCGTCCCTAGAGCCTTCTGGTTGGACTTGGCGTTGGCCGCATCCTTGTAACAGAGATAGGGAGTGCCCGTCTGGATCTGCGCATCCAGAACCATCTGCCACAGTTTCTGGGCAGGGACCGACTTGCGACCCTTACCCGCTGCCTCGTACTTGCAGTACAGCGCCTCAAACTCATCGCCATGAACATCGGCGAGTCCCGGGCACTCGTTGGGGCACATCAGCGTCCAGTTCTCATTCTTCTCCATCCGCTTCATGAACAGGTCCGGGATCCAGAGAGCATAGAACAGATCACGCGCACGATCCTCTTCGGCTCCCGTATTGAGCTTGAGACGCAGAAACTCCTCAATATCTGCATGCCAGGGCTCCAGGTAGATCGCAAACGATCCGTTGCGCTTACCTCCCTGATTAACGTAGCGAGCCGTATCATTATAGACTTTCAGCATTGGGACAATGCCCGTGGAACGACCATTGGTTCCTTTGATCGTAGAATTCTTGGCACGAATGCGGTGAATCGCCAGACCAATACCGCCAGCCCACTTGGAGATCTGCGCACAATCGCTCAGCGTCTCGTAGATGCCCTTGATGGAATCACTCTTCATGTCTAGCAGGAAGCAGCTGGACAACTGGGGGTGGGGAGTTCCCGCATTGAACAGTGTAGGTGTCGCATGAATAAAGTATCCGAGAGACAGTGCATCATACGTCTCACGAATCCGCTCGAGATTCGGGATGTACTGGATGGGATACCCGTAGTGTTCCGTGACATACTCATCGGTATGAATCTCGATGGCGACACGCATCCACATATGCTGCGGGCGCTCCACGACCTTCCCGCCCACCTTGTGAAGGTAACTCTTCTCCAGTGTCTTGAACCCAAAGTAATCAAAGAGCTCAAAGTCGCGGTTATAATCAATCATCTGCTGAATAGCGGGACTGGCAGAGACGTCATGAACCTTCTGAGACACCACACCCTCGGCAAAGAGTTCGATCACACACTCAGCAAATGTGGCGGGCGTATTCTTGTGATGGTTATCAATCGCAATACGCGCCGCCAGCTTTCCGTAGTTGGGATGCCCACGGCCCACCAACATGGCGGCGGTTTCTGCCGCAAAATCGTCAAGTTCCGCGGTTTTGATACCGTCTTGGATTTGGCTGCAAACCTTTTGCGCGACAATTGTCGGATTCACATGATCCAGGCCATTGGCAAGAGTCTGGATACGGTGAAGAACCTTGTCGAACGATACGTCCTGACGAGAGCCGTCGCGCTTGATTACGTACATTCTTATAAGATTATGGCGAGCTTGTTTTTAAACTTGTCCGTTTTTGATATTTACGGAGATATGCATCGATTCCATTTCCTTGACGAAGAGCGACATTGCGTAAGGCATCCGCAAGTTCTCAACGGGTCCATCACCAGTCGAATCCAGGAGACCAGTTTCGGGCTGGTAGATAACTTCCGCCTCATCTGACCGCTTCATGAACGACTCCTCGATAAATCCAGAGACTCCGTGGGCGACCAGGGCGTCGCGCTCCATCTCACCGACACGCAGACCACCGCCTGCTGACCGACCTTCGAGCGGCTGATGCGTCAGGAGAGTCTTGGCACCTGTATCACGATAGTTAATCTTGTCCTCCACCATCAGCTTGGAACGCAGATAATACACTGGACCAATAAAGATCTCCATCTCCATCATTTCTCCCGTCATGCCGTTGTACATCCACTCGGACGAATTGGGTTCAAATCCGAGCTTCTTGAGGGTATCGCGATACTCCTCGACCTGATTCTGGGCACAGAACGGTGTAGAATCCACCAGGGTTCCCACGGTCGTTCCGATACGTGCCGACATAGTCTCCAGCATCTGGCCCGTTGTCATGCGTGAAGGAATCGCATGGGGATTCAGGATGAGGTCTGGGCGCAGTCCCTTGGCAGTGAAAGGCATATCCGACTCCTCCATGATCATGCCAACTGTACCCTTCTGACCCGCGCGCGAACTAAACTTGTCTCCTAGAATAGGTCCGCGAGATTCGGCAATCCGGATCTTGACTCCGCGTAGAGTGACTTTGTTCTTGCCAAATCCGCTGGTCGTCGTGAACATCTGGATTCCATCGACTCGTCCCGTCTGGCCGCGCTTCGGCAGAGCAGAGACATCGGAGCTTTCCGTGGCAATACCGACTAGGACCGTATCCACATCCACCTGAGACCCGATCTTGATGATTCCGTTGGCATCGAGTTTAGAGTAATCCTTGTCGGACTTGGGCTTCAGGTTCTTGTCTGCAGGGTTCATGAATGTCGTATGCGTTCCCATCATCGGGTTTGTCACTTCCTCAATGACTGTGTAAGAGTGGAAGTAAGTTGTTCCAAACATTCCGCGGGATAGCGAAGCCTTGTTGAGGATCACCGAGTCTTCCTGGTTATATCCCGAGTAAATCGCAATCGCCACAATCGCGTTCTCGCCGTAAGGCATGCATCCTCCGCGCCCAAGAACATGAGGGTAGAGCCACGTCTCGCAAACTGGACGCTGGGGGCTATTCAGGATGAGGGTGATGGTATCAAACCGCTTGTTAAAGTTGGAATGGTACCATGATGCTCCCTGCCGGCTCTGGGCAGTCGAAAAGCACACACGTGGGCTGGGATTATGGTTGCAGAAGGGGATGACTGCCGATAGGGGAGAGAGCATAAATACTCCGTGGATTTCAGAGGACAAATCCTTAGAGAACGGAGTCATGGAAATCTTGATGGTATCAGACTCATCTGCATCCACCATATCGAAGAGAGACAGCATATCGCTCCACGTCTTCTTCGATGTGACCACAGCAGCTGTGGTCCCAGGGCGGTAAAGCGGCCGAATTGGGCGTCCCTGGTCGCACCAGATAGTGAGAACGTTGTCCGTACGATTCCAGGCTGTAGAAATCCCGCTCTGCTGCGATCGACGATACTCCACGAGTTTCTTGTAGAGTTCGTCAGTCTTTTTGCTGACTGCGCCGTAGATATCGCCATTCAAGAACACGGTTGTCCAAGACGAGTCCCACGCCGACGGATGAATCGTCTCCGTTAGCCTGAATCCCCCGAATCCATCCACAATCTTGCGAATAGGAGCGGACTCGGTCTGAGTGCTCACAGTCGTCAAGAGGGCAAAGTGTTTCGTCATACCCACGGACCGACCATCTGGGACATCGGACGGGCACGTGAATCCAAACGAGCTCCCGTGGAGCCGACGGGCACCCAGAGCCTTGACGGACGCATCCATCTGCAGGACGGATCGACGGAGCATGCTCACCATACCCAGAACGGATACGCGGCTCATAATCTGCGAAACACCATCGCGTCCGCCCCACTTACCCTTGAAGGATTTTGAGAGATCAGAGAGTAGGACATAGTTCTTCCAGAACCGACGCAGATTCTCTGTCTGCAAGAGAGTGGTCAGTCCTTTGCCGCTGTAGATCTTCTGCTCGTAGTGGATGCGGGTATCCATCTCCAACTTCATGGTCTTGCCCATCTCCTTGTAGATGCGCTTGAACTCCTGGAAGCAGAGGTCTCCAGATACATCAAACCGTTTAAACTGGAAGTGGTCGCGGTCAGACGGCTTCTTGAGCCCCAGGGCATTGTCCATCGCCAGGCGCAGGAGGTAGCCGAGTGCATACGACTTGCGGCGGTACAGGGCCGCGACCTCTGTTCCTTCAATATTGGGAAACAGCATCGCCTGGACATTGTAAAAGACCTCTTCCTGGCTACGGCTCTTCGTAGCGACAATCAGAGTCTCCAGATCACTTTCCTCTGGCTTGTGTCCTAGAATCAGCTGGAGAAATAGGTCGTCATAGACGGTACGATCCGGTGCAGGGATTCCGAAAAAGATAGTGTCGTACAGATCCTTATCTGTATTGACGCCCAGGAGGTGGAGAACCGACAGAATAGGAACTGGGATCTTGAATCCAGGCAGGGTGATCACAGGCATTCCGCGGATACGGGAGGCGCCATAATGTTTCTTAAATGTTGGACGCTTTTCTGCTTCGTCCAACGATATCTCGCGCCGAGCAGCGGGGATCACCAAGTAATGCGAATAGGGTCCTCGTGTTCCATCCTCGCTGACACTGCGAATACCTGCATAATATTCAACAATGTCCGCCGCCTCTTCCGTCTTACCTCCTACCTGCTCCTCTTCCAGTCTCGTCTGCACCTTTCGCGACCCAGCGTAAAAGAGGTTGTTTCCTAGTCGCTCCTGCGCCAGGAGAACACGCTCACTGCCATCGACCACAAAGTACCCTCCGAGCTCATGGTAGTCCTCGCCCTGGGCATACAGCTGATCGAGATCCATGGCTGTCAGATGGCAGTAGCGAGACCGAAGCATCAATGGCATCTGCCCAAGCAGGACTTTTGGAAACGTGACCTCCTCCTTGTTGGTTTCGTTGAGTTGGTACTCTACCCGCATATCGGCAATGATATCCAGAGCATAGGTCTTGTTCTCGGTTCGGCACACGTTGGGAGGAAGGACATTGTCGCGCTCATCCAGCGGGGGGCGGTATCCCACATTCTCAAAGTAGATGCGGATCGCTCGTTCCGTATCAGGGGACCCTACCATGGGCGGTAAAACCAGATTGACAGCAGGGTTTGAGGCTGATATGAAGAGTGGGATACGTCGCTCCACCAGATCGTTGAATGAGTCAATGTGGTGCTGGACAAGGGGGTTCAGAGTGGTTGTATAATAGGTGTCGCACACGTGTCGTGCAGCAAGGGTGCTCATTATACTCTTGTAATTAAATAGAAGAGAATGTATGAACCTACGCCGTACCTCAAGGATCTCGTCGTAATCATCTCCAGCCTAACTGTTCTTGCCATTGTCAGCTACTTCTACTTGAAGCTCATCCCGATTGTTGTCGTTCGCCCAGGGTATGACGGTGGTGCAGATAGGGGGTTTCGCAGTCCCTGTCCGGATCGCTGGATAGAGAGCGACGGAGTATGTACTCCCGGATACCAGACAAAGTGCCAGCCGTTTAAGCCTGAGCTTTACAAGGGTAAGGAGTGCGAGATTGCGCGTGAGTGCGGAACAACTTGGAAAGGACTTTGTAACTAAACAACTAGTAGTATAATGTTGTCGGAAGCGTATCGCCCACAGACATTTGATGAGATTGTGGGGCACACAGAAGCCAAAGTGATTCTTCGCGATTACCTTCGTGATAATCCTCGTGGAAAGTCGGTCATTATCTGTGGAACCCCAGGGATTGGAAAGACGACCCTGGTTCTCACAGCTGCCAAAACTCTAGGATACGAACCTCTCGAAATCAATGCATCTCGGTCTCTGCGCTCCCACGAAGATGTTATCAAACTATCTGATTCCTGTAAGGCTCCAGTGAGTTTCACATCTATCTTGAAATATGGCAATAAACCTCGGAAAACGTGCGTGATCCTCGATGAAGTCGATGGAAGCGATCCCCATGCCCAGCGAAAACTCCTAGACTGGATTCGAGATCCTACGCGCGCAGTCCCGATTCTTTGCACTGCCAACGAAATGCCCATTATTTTCAAACGAGTTCCCGAACACGTCATTCTTCACCGATGTATTCCCTTGAACGCCCGAGTTCTTTACGAAAATCTTCCAACGCACAGATCTATGCAGTTTGAAGAGTTCCAAAAAGTTGTAAAAGATTGTCAGCACGACGTGCGACGAATTATGAATAGGTTTCAGTACGGTCAGTCAGACACTCTGCACCAGACACCCCTGACTGGCGATGCCATCGCCGATCTCTTCAAACATCAAGAAATGTTTTACGGAAAACAGCCCACATACTGGGATCTTGGATCCACTGGAACCTAACGATATTTTTGGCATTGTCAGCGTTGTTCATGCGGCTCCCGAACTTCTTGGGATCCACAAAAATCTCACTCTTATTCACCGTATTCTGCGAGTGCCCAATCACCAGCATGATATCCTTGGCAGGAAGCATGATCATTTCCAGTGTCCAGTCACGCGTAAAGGTAGATTCCTCGGCCTTGGACGCTGTCTCCAGGAAGTAACGGGTACGCGCACACTCTGCGCGAAACACATACGTAGCCGCTGTAGCATGATTACGTCCGTATGGACCAACATCCATCAGGACGTTCTCACGGGTGAGAAAGACGCTCATGACTTCGCACCCCACGATATCATACTTGGGATTCTTCTCCAGGGCATCCACCGATGTCTGGATACGACCGGGGACGTAGTAGTCATCATCATCCCAGAATGCGAGGTAGTCTGGGTCGTGCTTGAGTGCCTCCTGCATCATGATATTGCGGAGCCGACCGATCGTCTTCTTCTCGGGGATGCGGATATACGTGATGGAAAGACCCTCCTTCTGCTGAATATCCTTCCACGACTGTTCATCATTCGACGAGTTATCAACAATAATCCAGTGCAGATTGGGATAGGTCTGGCGCCGAAAACACTCAACCGAAAAATCAAGGCAGAAGCGGCGGTTGTACGTGGGAGTGCAGACAACAACCTTCTTACTGGGAGTCGGGGCCACTGTCGGTGTCAGGTTCGGGCTCGCTTCCTGGTGCGCCTGCGCCTGCTCCGCCATTTGTAGTAGTTGGATTGAGTGTTCGTAAATCCGCCCGGCACAGAGGACACCGAGTACTCATCGAAAACCACGTTTGCGCACAGCGGCGATGTAGGCTGTGGTGATTCGTGACAACGACCCCGTCAGCTAGCGGAGCACCTGGACACATGGTATCAATGGATGGTTCGCTCGCAATACTCTCCTGGCAGATACAGCACTGATCCTGCTCTGCCAAATCAGTGTTCTGGTAGTCCCGTGTGGCTGCGGCAAACTGTTCAGCTGTCAGACCCACCTGCACTGGATCCCAGAACGCCCCTTGCCCTTGGCCTTGCCGCTGTCCCAACCCCACAAACGCGTCGCGCCCAAAGAGCATCTGGATAAGGTTGAGTGATAGGTCTGGCTGAGGTACGGCTGCAGGCGGGGGAGCGGGAGGAGGTACAACTTGGAAACGAGACAGCATAGTTAGAAGAACAGTCTCGTTGGCTAGAAACTGACTGACATGGAGCTGGGGGTAGATATTCCAATTTCCAGCCGAGCGGCGGAAAAAGCACGCGCGAGCATGCGAAACATCAGAAAGAGCATCAAGTAGATCTCGATTCATAGTTGTTTATTTAAATAGGCACCGACGCCGAAAACCACCCATCATTGGTCGTAGCCGTAATCGTCGCAACCCCAGCCTTTAGCCGACGAACAAGCCCGGCCGATGATACTGTTGCGATCAGGGTATTGCTTGATTTCCACGCCACGGTCTTGTTGGTGGCGCCAGACGGAGAGACGTTCGCAGTCAGCTGAAGGCTCGCTCCGATCGCTACAGTTGCCGTAGATGGGGTGAGTGTAATGCCTGTGACAGATACCCATGATGTAAGTTCTGTCTTAATTTCAGGACCTGCAGGGGACCCCAGACCAGTGCAAAGGTCGTATCCAGCCCCTGCAGTGTAATCCCCGTTATTTCCAGATGTAATGTCATGAAAAGCTGCAGACTTCAACGTATAAAGTTTTGCAGGGAATCCGACGTATCCTCCCGCTGCAATCAATGCGGCCACAGCGGGGGCAACAATACTTGTGCCTCCCACGATATATGACGTATTATTCACCAAGTAAGTTACTCCTGTTTTAGGGTCTGCATTCATCGCAATATCGGGAACTGAGCGTCCAGCAGACCGGTTGTTTGTCTGGTATGTCGGACTTGCAAAATACTTGCTAATTCCACCTCCTGATCCAGTCCAGGTTGTTTCCCGCGTCTGGCTGTCATAGGTTAGATTCGGGCACACTAGCGATGTTCCTCCGCATGCAACGACGTTCGGAGAGGACGCAGGGAAATCCACATTCTTTCCTGCAAGTCCATCGCTCGATCCATTATCCCCCGAAGCTGCACATATCGTGATACCAGCCAGCGTTGCCTGGTAGAACAGCGTGTTGTACCGGCTGAGATCACTATTGCTAAAGTACGCTTCGGGAGATCCCCACGAACAGCTGATGACCGATGGTTTGATTGACACTCCTCCCACAACTACGGGAGTTTTGATTGCCGAGCTGAACGCATTATAAAACCCATTGTAGGTGTTAGGCGCAATATAAAAGATGATGGTCACGTTGGATCCGGGGCAGCAAGCACCAACTGTTTCGACATCGATCGTATTCTCAATCGTTGAGTTGAGGTCAGACGCAGGAGAATTTAGAGCGCCATCAACGCTCTTGATGATAACCCGAGGCTGCGAGGTAATCCCTCCCGATGTCCAGTATTTCTGGACATCTCCGTTGGTAAGAACTCCATTTGTGACTGTGCCGTAGAGTCCGCCTCCCAGCGAAATGACACCAATGACAACAGGGGTGGTGGGGGGAGTTGGGAACCCGTAGATAGTTGCTATGTTCTTGCTGATGAAACGCGTAGAGGTTGCAGCAGATGCATGCGGGTGCAGGGAAAAATAAGAGCTAAGTTTGCGAGACATTATCCTTTTCCCACAAATTAAGCATTGGCCTTCTTGAAGAATGAATCGAGAGGACCTGTCCGAGAATTACGCAGGGCATTCTGGATGTACTCTGCGCCCAGGAACAGGAGCTTGTCCAGGTGCTTCTCCTTGTGCTTGAGAACGCCGAGCATCGCCTCCTCCTGGTTTTCTGGATTCTCGGGATCATCGTATTCGCCGAGTATCGACTCATACACCTTCTTGTAAGATGGCGACGGTTCGCGATAGCCATCGACGTCCGAAATACACAGCGCAAACAGTTGCGCTACGGGGTTCTGGATCTGGTTCGTAATGTAGAACTGCGCATCCAGCTTCAACTTCTTCTCCTTGACGTAATCCACGTGCTCAATTCGCTCACCTTGCAGTTTCTTGTCGCTCTGGATATGCACATACTTGAGACGCTCGCCCACCGACGGAGCGTTGCCTGGATCACGAGTCGTCATGCGATCGGCTAGAACTCGGTGGGCAGGCAGGGTGGCCTTACCAGTGTAGTTCTCCTTCATGGCTGCGTAATCGTCGCGCAGCTGCTTGGTGACCACAAACTTGTCCAGCGCTAGCTTGCTCTGAATAACGTCCAGGAGCATACCCTTCACAAACTTCACAGCCTTCTTGACATCCTTTTGCAGGAGGAGGATATCAAGGGCTCCGCCATACACATCCTTGACAATAGGTGCGTTGTCCCGACGCTTCAGGACGATACCCATAGATGCGCGCTTGCACTTCGTAGGATCCTCCTCATACTTCATGCCGACATATCGCTTGCGGCAGAACAGAATGAAGGGATAGAAGGTCTTTTCGTAACCGATGACAAATGCCTTGTGTGGGCAGCGAGAGGTAATCATCGTCGCCGCCTCCTGACCCTGCTTGATCGCCGTGGCCAGATCCTTGGTCGGGAACTTCACAAAGATCGAATCCGTATCCCCATACACCACCGTGGCCCCAAACTCCGTCTCCACCGTCTCCTTTGCAAACAGGAGAGACCGACGACCGACCGCGGTCGTACATGCAGCCACACAAATCTTGCGGATCGGCGATGTCCGCGACCCCAGCTGACCGTAGATGGAGTTCGCAACCACCTTGTAGGCTAGCTGCAGACCGTTATAGACCGACTTCTGCGCATCGTCCAGCGCCGGGTCTTCCATCTTCTTGCGCGCCTCCTTGCGCTTCTTCAACATGATCTCCAGCGCCGTTGGGATGAGACCCTTCGACAATGGATTGTCCTCCGTCGGCTGTGCGTAGATACACACATGCTTTCCCACGATCTTATCCCCCTCTTTGAGATCATAGGTTACCTCGTGGGCTCCGGTAACCTTCTCTTTCAGACCTTCGATCCCCTTGAGATTGCCGCGGGTATCGTATGTCTTCACCGCCACCAGCGTATCGGGTGACAGGTTCTCCCCGATCATGGAGGACGGATACAGACTGTTAAAGTCCAGAACTGCCACGGGCGTATCGAGGTACATCCCGATATGCGGAGGCAGCACGATCGCGCCCTCATACTTTGTATCCCCCATCTCGGACTCCTGATCCAGAATGATTTGTCCTCGCTTCGAGGCTTCGTAGGCAACACGCGAGTAGATCTTGATTCCCTGTCCTCGCAGGAACAGGAATTGTAGCGGAACGAAACAGACGTCGGCCATACCCCGTGCATTGGTCAGCGTATCCAGCTTCGCCATCAGTGTCAGCACCAGGTCGCAGTCCTGGATACAGTACTTGGCGATGACCGCGCGATCGGCTGCGCTGCCCTCGTGCATCTTGAACAGTTCCATGTGATGCAGATCGTCCTTGGTGAAGGACCACTCTAGACACTTGCGGTCCTCCTCCGACAGATCGGCGAATAGCCCGTCCTCTTTTACCGTGAAACTCTTGGGCGTGATCTCCGTCACCAGAAACTTCTGGCCCTCGCGGTAAGGGTTCAGAGTGTTTCCCACGATATCAAACCGCACATAGTTGCCCACATACAGACCTCGAGTGGTCTTGGTGTGAATTGTCTTCCCCGCCAGCGATACCACCTTGTCGCGTAGGAAGGTGGAAGCCACATTGTCCAGTGTGTAAGAGTCCAGATTGTGTTCGCGCCGCATGTTCAGCAGCAGATCGATCGTGAGCCGACCAGGAGTCTTCATGTACTGCACCTCGTACTTTCCCGACGCCAGCTCAAACGTCTTCTTCTGCAGGGTGTCTCCCCAGATAGACCCGCGACCGAGATTCAGCGTCAGTCCATTGATTTTAGCTCGCTCTACCAGAAACTTGTCATCGAAGCCATACGTGTTGTAGCCGCAGATGATATCGGGCTCTTCCTCCTTGACAAACTGCTCAAATGCTTCGATCATTTCCGCCTCTGTCTCGTATCCCTCAAACTTGACGGTGGGATCGTCTGAAGGGCTAACACTACCCCACACGAACACCTTGCGTCGGTACGTCTTCATCATATCGTTGGACCACCTCAGCGTAATCCCGATCTGGATCACGGGGTCGCCGATATCCCCGCCTACCAACTTTTCAAGATCTTTCGCCACTGCTTCCCAGTTGTCATTCTCAATATTCTTGGTATTCTTCGCGAGGAACGGTGTCAGCTTCACCTCACGAGACAACCCCTCCAGAGCCAATCGGCGCTGAAAGATTGTGGTCATCGACTCGTCCTCCGGCGCTGTTTCCAGATCTTTTTGGATCTTGTGGGCAACGTAGTCCCACGACTTGCGAGGCATCGGAAACTGACCGCTCCGTGACGTACACTCAATATCGTATGCCGCCACTAGAAGGGGAACCTCCTTCCCGACAGCACTCTTGATATTGATCGCCTCCACATACCAGCTGGGAATCTCATCCGACTTCATCTTGCCTGACGACACGAAGCTGACTGGAGAAGCGGGAGAAATCTCGCGATCGTGGTAGAACCGCAAGAGAGGAGGTAGATTCGCTTCATAGACGTTCAGTTCAGAAGCCTTGGCGACCTTGGACAGCTCTACGAACTGCTTCTTAGACCCAACCTCCACTTTGAGAACCTTGGATGTCTTGTAGAAGTTGAACCCGCCTAGAACATCGTGCTTGTCTTGAGCTGTCAGAGTAGCACCTGCCAGGATCTTCCGAGCATTCGGATGGTCCTCAATGTAGAAATATGGCTTGTATCCCCGAATTTGGAGCATAGCGGTCTCTCCCTCGCCGGTCTTTCCATAGACGTCAATGACATACTTTCCGTACTGGTCGTGCTCAATCCAATCACAAGGACAGAGAACGGACATTCTAATACTCCAGAGTAGCGAACTCATAAATGTTTATCCGTTTTAGTAATAATGACTGACCAGGAGCCTCAGACAAACAACCCGCTATCGTGGTTTTACGCCCCGACGCGCCCGAAGAACGATGTAACACAGTTGGGATACGATGCCCACGATAACAAGGCCCAGCAGGACTACTACCTATCGACTGCCCGCCCACAGCCCGCCCCCTGCCAGGACTTTGACTCCAAGGCGACCTGGGCGTCTCAGTTTGTGACCATGAATTACACGGGCAACTTCGGCAACACGGCTGCTGGCGGATGCGACGTTGATCTGTATTCCCGTCTTGCCCTAGGAGATGCGGGTACGCAGCGTGCCAAGGGTCACCAGCAGACGTTTGCTCGCCCGTGGGCTACCACCCCCTACATGGCAGGCGGTCCGTCAGCAGGAGAGAAGGATACGGAGAGTCAGCTGATCCAGAGCGTCCCTGTGCGCACGCGCAAGGAGTGCTCCACGGTCTCAGACAAGTTCTTTGCCAACCAGTTTGACCCCCTGCTGAACAGCGTCAAGACGGATATCCAGGAGGCTGGAAACTTCGTGCAGAGCTGGTCGCGCGGTGGAGATCCTACGCGTCTGCTACGCCAGAAAGCAGTATCTCAATAAACCAATATGAAAGTTGTGTTTTTTGCGAACTATATGCCCGACGCCTGTGGCGCATTCTTTCATGATATAGCTATCGCAAAATTTCTACAGGCACGTGGTCATACAGTTAGCTTTGTGACGATTGGTCGCAACAAAGGTCCTATCCGGGGAGAGTATCGCGGTCTTCCTTGGGTATTTTACACCAACGCCGAGCATGAATTGGCTGGAGCTCATATTTGGTCGTCTGCCCATTTTCCTATACTCAAGATCGTGCGTCGGCTGAATGGACGTTTTCATAAGCCCATCATTGTCACCATGCATTTCGGAGAGAATCTGGAAGAACTTCCCTACAAACCCGATTGGGCCGAGTTCCTCTGGGTTATCAGTAAGCATATTACCAACAGTGTTCGCACTCGTATCGGAACCGACTATCACTTCAAGACTCTAGAGCCAATTCGGCCAATCATGCTTGAGAACGAGATCAAGTTCCAGGAGCGGGGCACGCTACCCCCAGGAAAATACGTAACACTTATCAATGCCAATATTTTGAAAGGACTTCCTCTGTTCATTGAACTTGCGACGCGAATGCCTAAAATTAAATTTATGGGAGTTCGCCCCTATTACAACAAGATTGTGGTCCCTGAGAATATACCAAACATCAAATGGATTGATGTCCAAGATGATATTCGGGAAGTCATGAAGCAGACACGCGTTCTTCTCGTTCCATCTCTCTACGAAAGCTGGGGGAGGGTAGCATTTGAGGCGATGTACAATGGTATCCCAGTACTACACACAAAGCCAATGACTGATACTGACCATGCAAACACACGTCCATCCGGAAGTACCGAAGGAATGTGTGAATGGATTGGAGATTCGCAGTTCATGCTAGACTATAATAAAATCGAGCAATGGGTGTCAAAACTTCGTCAGCTTCTTACCACAGAAGGCGAGTACGAAAAGTATTCAAAGCGAGCCTATGATACTGCCTACGGATTGAACATTTTTGAGGATATTCATGATATTGAAAAGAAGTTCTTAGATTACGGAACACGGTTTGCTCCTCCGCCGACGCAGGGGAAGGCTATGATACAGACTCCTGCTCAGTCACTTCAGCTACGGATGCCAACGGAGGGTGGTGGGATGCCGCTGCGCGGAGGTCGTTTTTCGCTGAGAAGGTGAGTAGATCGGCAAGCTGCCGAGCCTTCACAAGCTTTTCACGTACTTCGGGGGTCAGACCATCATCCACCTTGGGTGCCCCGGGAATATACTTATGTCCGCTCACGTGCGGAACAGGCGTCAAGCTAACGATCGCCTCAAAAACGTTTCCACCCGATGATTCCAGAGCCTTCTCGGCTGTGGCCTGATCGACTCCCGTATTGCTGATAATCTCCATGACCTCCTTGCTGCTCATTTTTTATGTTCTATACACAAAGCACGAAAATGAAATTCATAGATAATCTGTGCCCCCCGGCACTTCTCTATGCGTTGTTCTTGGCCGTCCAGCTTGGATTTGACGTTGCCGACTTTGCGTGGTTCACCGTCGTGAGCAAGGTGCTATTCGGTGGAGCCACAATCTTTATCCTTGATCTGCTCTGCCGCCTCAACCTCGGCATTGTAGCGTGGTTTGTCATCGCCATGCCGTTCTTGATCACAGCCCTGGCCACGTCGGTAGCGATGGGTCTGGAGATTGATCATGAGCTCAAGACGGCGGTGCATGAGATGACGACCCACCATGGAAAGTCGGTTCATGACCACCGCGATGCGCGGACGTGGTCTGCGATGACACACTGAGAGTGTTTTAAGGATAGGAGATCCAAACATACAAAATGGAAGAGCTTCAGACATCGGTTGCCAATATTCTTATTCGTTGGTGGCACTCTGCATATGCAGTGTATCTAGGAAGCTGCCGCCGTACCTCAACCGTATATGCAACAGACGTATGGGAGCTGCACGATTTTGAGGAGGATCGGTCGGAGTTTGCGGATACCCGCGAGGAGCTGCCCGAGGTGTATGCCAACAAGGTTTTGCTGCACCACACCCGTCGTGAGACTCCCGATTTCACTGATCATCGCGTTGCAATCCATTGGAGCCTAGTTCCTCGTGAAACCTATCGGATTCGGGACCTATATGACTCACCAATTCCCCCGTGGTATTATATTGGGTATACTACAGAGGAGGGTACCAAGGTCGATTGCACGGCTCTCCTCTCTCCGTTCGTCGTCGAAGGGAACAAAATTACGCGCCCCCTTCTCGATGTCATCGTTGAGAACGGTAAGGGTCTGCGCTGGACTTATCTGGACAAGACGTTTAATCAGGTAGATTTTCCTTCAAATGGTATTATAATCTCTGACGCCCCTCATGGAGATGATCAAAACGCTGACAGCACATCCCAACCACGGGAACGTGGTGTGGAGATACAATGAACTTCGCACTCAGTTTTCGGATCCCAGTTTCATATCTCGCGCTCTACGATTTTCTGGAATGTTCGTACAGCCGCTCAGCCATCTAATATCGTGGGTCGTATTTCTATGTTTTCCGGACATCTACGCATCGTACGGAGGAACATATGACTACAGCACCCTTCAGATGATCTTCTATGTGATATCATCTCTGCAGGTCTTTTATTCATGTATCCTGCGCTGGAGCGAGACTATAGAATACTATACTCTCGGCACAACACTTATGGTATGGAAGATCCTCACTCTTGGACTTCGAGTACCCCCGCTGGCGATCCGATCAGACTCACCTCAACATCATATGTTCCAGTACTCCGCTGGAGCTCTACTTCTTCAGAACCTCGCTAATGTTTCCACCAAACATCCCCTGGAATGACTTCACCAGTTCAGCACCCTGCTGAACCTGCGGTCCCAGGCTTGACAACGTCTCAACGAGCTGCTTTTGGGTCTCCATCAGCTCTTTGGTATCATCGCGCATCTGCAGCACCTGCTCAGGGTTCAGCTTCTGGAAGGCGTGCAGAATCGTGGTTCCCGCATCCAGGTGGGCATTCAGGTTATTGTCCGAAATCTGCTCCGTCTTGGACTTGGAATGCGGCTCAGGCTCCTTCTCGTCTTTGTCCTTACCTTCCTTCTCACCCTTGGTCGGGTTCTCATACCGCTCTTTTAGGGTCTGTCCCGAAATGAGAATCACAGCAACAACAGTGGCTACACTGATAGTAACCGCTGCTGTCAGAGACATCTTGACACCGTAGCCAATCACCGCTGTGATCACGACCAGCCAGACAGCGACATATCCGAGATTGCGCTGGACTAGAAAAGCGACAGCGACCATGAGAATAAGAACTGCAATGGCTGTATCGAGGGTGTACTTCATTGATTATAGACTAGAATTTAAACATTGGTCGTATTCGGTGCTACGGGCACCGCATTCGCAAGACCTGCTGATCCCGTTCCGTTGAACGTGTATCCCGCCCGCGGCTGCTGGAGAGCAAGAACATTTCCCCCGCGGTGCCGACGCGTGTGACGTCCGCCCTTCTTTGCGAACCGCTTAGCAACATACGTCGTGCCGAGGGCAAAAATTGCATCATCAACGGCGCCCACACCGCCACGACGAGACCGACGACCTCCCTTCTTTGCAAATCGGTGAGCAGCATATCCAGTACTGGCCGCCAAGAGCGCATCATCCACCATGCCTACGCCACCGCGACGCGCACGACGACGACCACCGGCAAGGGTATTGTTGCCTCCGCGATTTGCCATCACACCGCAGTCCTTGGACGTATCCGACTTCCAGGCGGCATTCCCCGCGTTGGAGCCGCTCGCACTTCCGAGAATTGATCCGCTGAATCCATAACCACCTCCACGACGCGCTGACTTCTTAGTGCGAGCCATTTGTATTTGGATGAGATTCTATTACAGGTGTCCAGGTTCCATCGGCGTTCTTCTGGCATTCCAGGACAAACTTCCTACCCATCGCACGAAGAGCCTTTGACAGCGCCAGAGTTTTGACGCGGAGGTATCCCCCCGCGGACACCGAATACACGTCTGGGACATCAGTAGCCACTATTTCGTAACGGTTCGTATCCAGAGAAGGTGCGGGGGCGGGTACGCTGGCGGGCGCATCGGAGTAGATACCCTTTTCCCCAGGTGAATCGGTATAGTACTCATACCCCCGAGCAGAAGCAGTTGTATCGCGAAGAGCGACCCGGCGACTTTCAAAGGGTTGGCAGGGAGTATAGACAACTGGGATGGCATTTTTCAAAAACGTCGCCCGATCTGCAAACTTCATCTTTTCAAACATGCGACTTCCGTTCCACAGCCATACATCTGCAATAAAGAGATGAGTGGATGTGTATTCTACACGTAAAATCGTATCTTCGTAGCACCGCTCATCCCACACAAGACGCAGGATTTGTGGCTGCGCATCCTCCCTCCGAGGAATCCAAAGCGAGACTGGTTTTGACTGCTCGTCACGAGTCAGACACAACCAACCTGGAGTACCAACACCTTGCGGAACCTTCACTGCAAACTCTGGGGGAACCTTCCCCTGCCGAGTCATCCTAATCGCCGGATCCCACTTGTACA